TAGTTGAACAAGTAACTGCATAATGAGAACCGTTTACGAAGCACAAATCGTAGACGGGCTAGTTCAGCCTAAGCATGAAGTTCATGTGGAGTGTCGTGCCTGTGGTTACGACCTAGATGAAGCTGAACTTTCTGCGGATACCTGCTCGGACTGTGGTGCGCCTTTAAACCTTAAGCAACATATTTCTATCCATGCGACATCTGTTCCTGCCGCTGGTGGCGGAGTTATGTAAGGTGAGAAAGTATGCCCGACCCATACGGAATATCAGAAGGAGTAAAGGCTCTTAGCGGAAGTCTTGATAGCAGTCGGGAGGCGGCTAAAGGGCTGTCTAAAAGTATTGAAGCTGCACAGCACGATGCAACAGAAGTAGCACAGAAACAAGCTAATG